CTTGACGATCTCGCGCGGAACGGCCCGAACGAGACCGATCGATGCGGCCTACTGACGTTTCTCGATTAATGTCAGCCGTCGATTGATTTGATGTCCTAAAGGGACTGTCGACCTCCCCCATCGGCCGGTTAGCTTGCCTGCCATGTCCGGATCGATTCGCGGCATGGGTCCGGCCGTCAATGGACGTCGTGTGCGCGCGTACAACGCGGCAGTGTTCGCGGCGTACGGCTCGCTCTGCCACCTTTGCGGCCGCGCTGGAGCCGACACAGTGGACCACTTGAAACCCGTCTCCACGCATCCGGCGCTCCGCTGGAGCATCGAGAACGGCCGGCCGGCGCACCGGAGTTGTAACTCTGCGCGCGGCAACGCGGCGCTCACACCGTCGTGGAGCGCGTCATGGTGATCCCTCGCATCGGAACCGCGTTGCTCGTGAGCAACCGCGCGGCCGTTGAGGCTCTCGTCTTCCGGCTCGCGGAGTCGATCGACACGGAGACGGATCACCGCGTACGGCTTGGCTACATCCGCGCGTTTGTGGCGGCTCAGAAAGAGTTACGGGCTCTCACGCTCGCGGACCGTCCTGAGGTACCACCGGAGCCCGTTGAGCCCGCAGCGACGCCTCCAGCGGGCTTAGCGGCCGTGCTGGACGAGCTTGCCTCCGCGCGAGCGCGCAAGATCGGCGGATCGGCACATGCCGGTTGATCTTTACGGTACGCAGGAAGCGACAACGCGGAGCTTGCCGGACGGTACGCCGGATGACTCCGGGGTCAAGCTCGCTCGCGCCATCGGTATGGACCTTGATCCATGGCAAGCGGAGATCCTCTCAGAGTCCGCGCGTACTGACCACAATGGACGGTGGTCCGCGTTCGAAAACGTGGCCATCGTCCCACGTCAAAATGGCAAGTCTTTCTTGATCATCGCTCGCGCCCTGGCGGGCATCCTCGTCTATGGCGAAAAGTTGATCCTTTACTCCGCGCACGAGTACCGCACGGCACAAGAGGTTTGGCGAACGATGCGCGACGTGTGTGAGTCCGACGTCCTATCCCCGTTCGTGTCCCGCATCCGCGTGCGCTCCGGTGGCGAGCAAGTGGAGTTTACGAATGGTGCTCGCTTTCGATTGATCGCTCGTACGCGCACGTCCGGTCGTGGTTTCTCGCCGGACTGTTTGCTGTTTGACGAAGCGTTCGCTTTGAGCGAGGAAGTGACAGCCTCCACTATCCCGTCACTGTCAGCGCGGCCAAACCCGCAGGTCTATTACCTGTCTTCAGCGTCCACATGGGAGGCTCTCGTCCTGCTCAAGCTCCGCCAACGTGGACACTCGAAGGTCTCTCCGCGCTTCGCCTATTGGGAATGGCACGCGGACGCGACGGAGGACCATCGGGATCCACGACTATGGGCGCGCGTCAATCCGGGTTACGGGTACCGGCTCACGGAGCACAGTATCCAGCGCGAGCTTGAATCGATGTCCGTCAAGTCGTTCCAACGTGAGCGGCTCGGCGTGTGGAGCGAGTCAGCCGTGGAAGCCGTACTGTCCGAAGAGGACATTAACAACCTAGCCGTAGACGATCCACGGCCGGAGCGCGGAGCGCGCATCGGTTGGGGCGTCGATGTCGCTGGCAACGAGGGACGCACCGGAGCGGCTATCGCGGCCGCGTTCATCGCTGACGATGGCTTGCCGGTAGTGACGTTGGTCGAAACGCGTCCTGGAGCCGGTTGGCTCCCGGAGCGGCTTGGCTGGCTCACTTCCTCGTACGGTGCGGATCCGGTGGCGTACGACGCTCGTGGAGGGATCACTGACCTCATGGAGCGCGCGGACCGTGAGCATGACGTTGCCGGCATGCCGCTTAAGTACGGTCAATATCCCGCCGCGTGCGCCGCGTTCGTGCAACGGGTCACGGAGGGAGCTATCCACATAGGACGTTCGCCGGCGCTCATTGGTGACTGTGTATCCGCGATCGCGCGACAACTCACCGGTGGTTGGGTTTGGGACCGACGTACGGCGACTCCGCCAACCGCGCTCATTGCGGCATCGTGCGCGCTCTATGCCTTGGAACACAACGAGGGATCCGTTGCCATCTACTGATTGGAGTTGAGACGGTGCGTAGAAGTACGCGGGCGAAGGGATCCACGGTTGACATCAATACGTTGCCTGCGTCCATTGTCTACAGTGACACCGGGGTAGGGCAACGCCTGCCCGGTGGTGGCTATACGTGGGGCGTTGGTCCGCGCGTGTTTGTCGGTGCGCCGCGGCCTCCGTCCACTGTGGTCGAAGTGGGTCGCCCTGGTGACTTCCCTATCGGTGGCGACGGTAACAAGCTGCCGGACGAGCTTGGCTATCCACATGGGACACGTTGGGCCGGTTGGCCAACGGATTGGGAGCCACCGTTCTTCGACAAGACGGGTATGTGGTGGGGTCGATTCGGTTTCGGTGGCCCGCTGCTGGAGGGGCGTATCTCCACGGTGTTCGCGTGTATCGATCTAATCTCGCGAACGCTGTCCACAATGAAGATTCTGCAAACGAGAGATTCGGAGCCGATACCGGCAACACCGTGGACGGAGAACCCGGAGCCAGAGCTCTATACGTCCATTGTGGACTTTACCAAGTGTTTCGTTAACTCGCTGCTCATGCGGGGCGAGACGTTCGTTGTCGCAACGGCGCGGTACGCGGACAACACAGTGGCACGCATGGTTGTCCTCAACCCTGACATGGTGCAAGTGGACGAAAACTCGTTCGGGCTCCCGACGTACACGCTCCCGGAGTTTGGCGAGATTCCACGCGCGGAGATTCTTCATGTTCGCTATCAGACGTGGCCAGGTCTCGCGCACGGTGTTGGACCGCTCGAAGCGGCCGCACGCAACCTAGCGAGCGCGGACGCGCTGGAGCGGTACGGCACGGAGCTTGCGGTCAGCAACGGCATTCCTACGGCCGTACTCCAGTCCGCGACGAAGCTCACGAAGGATCAAGCGACGGATCTCAAACGTTCGTGGGCTGAGGCCGCGTTGAGTCGTGGCGTGCTTCCGGCCGTCCTTAGTGGAGGGTTGACGTATACGCCGCTCAATCTTAAGCCATCGGACATCGGGCTCCTCGATCTCCGTACGTTTGACGAGGCTCGTATCGCTTCCGTGTTCGGCGTTCCACTATGGTTCGTCGGACTGCCAATGGCCGATGGGTTGACGTACACAACCGTAGAGGGAACCTTCGATTTCCTCTGGCGAGCCACGCTCCGCGCGATGTCATTCAACATGATGCAAGCGCTAAGCGGTTGGGCTCTCCCTCGTGGACAGTGGGTACGCCACGATTCGGAGTCTCTTGTCCGGCCGACCATCGAGGGACGCGCTAACGCATACAAGACGATGATTGAGTCTGGTGTGCTCACAGTGGACGAGGCGCGAGCTATCGAGAACCTTCCACCTATTCAAGCGGCGAGCGATTCGGCCGCGATCCTCGCGCAAACTACGGACGGAGGTCTATAGTGGACACTTTGCATGTACGACACTTCAGCGTTCCGCTGGAGATCCGCGAAGAGTCAAGCTCTCGCGGTCCGCGCCGGACTCTGTTCGGCCGCGTTGTCCCTTATGGAGAGACGGTTGAGTATTGGGACGATGAGAGGGGACGCGAGGATCGTGAGCGCTTCGTCCTCGGTTCGCTTCGTGGCGCGGATGCTCGTTGGCACAAGGTGAAGTTGCAATACTCCCATGTGGACGGTTTCCCGAACATCCTCGGCTATGGATCCGTGATCGAGGAACGTTCGGACGGAGCGTACGCATCCTTTAGGCTCTATCCCTCCACGGCTGAAAAGACGCGCGAGCTTGTGGAGGAATCTGACAACGGGCTCTCCCTCGCTTTCTACGCGCTGGAGTCTCGCCGCGCTAACGACGGTGTGATCGAGCGCGCTCGCGTTTACGTGGAGCATGTCGCCCTGGTGCCGGAAGCACAGTACGCGGGAGCGCGTGTGTTGGCTCTGCGGAGCCGTCAAACGGCCGTAGAGGCACCGGAAGCACCGGCCGGTACTCCCAACCTCGATGCGGTACGCGCGGACCTCAGACTCCTCCGTATGACGCCGGAGGAGCGGCGAGCATTCGAGGCCGCGCAATGAGAGCCGCGCGCTATGACCTCGTGGTAGAGCCGCACGGCGAACTACATCGCGCGTTCGTGTTGTGGCGTCCGGCTCCCTCGCTCGTGGAGGCTATGAACGTCACTGTTGACGATCGTGTATACCTCGACGGGCTTCCGCAGCGGATCGCAGAGGTACGAAACACGATCGGCGTCGACGGTCGATTGTGGACGGACATCGTATTCGGTCAGGGTCTATGGGACGATCCGCACCTTCGTGTGTTCTCTGAGGAAAAGATGCAGCCGGCCGAGAAAGCGACGCCGGAGACGGTTGAGGCTCTCGCGAGCTTTGGCGATGCGCTCGCGACGCTGCCAACGTCCATTGAGGACGATACGATCCTCCTGGCGTTGAGTAGCGAGGATGCTCAAGACATGGGCGATAAGTACATGGGCGCGTGGCCGTGGCACATGTACGTGTCCACATCGGAGCTAGGAATCTTCCGGATGCTCGAAGGTACGTTGACCGTATTGGAGCCCATGCTATGAACGGGAGCAACGATCGACTGACCCTTGTGGACGAAGGCGTGGTAACGGTAGGCGTGCCGGCTGGAGGGATTCCGGGACCGGTCGGACCGGAGGGGCCGGAAGGTCCACAAGGGATCCAGGGTGTCCCTGGTCCGACTGGAGCGACTGGCGCGGACGGTCCGATCGGTCCGCAGGGTGATATCGGCCCGCAGGGTCCGCAGGGCAACGCCGGTCCACAAGGGACAACGGGAGCGCAAGGTCCGGCCGGACCGACGGCCGTTAGTGCCGATGCCGGTAACTACTCACGCTTAGGTGCGGACGGCAAGCTGTACACACCGGGCCCACGAGCGTCGCAAGTGGACAGCTATTCGATCCCTGGTAACTACACGTGGAATAAGCCTGCGGGAGCGCGGCTCGTTAACGTCCTGGTGACGTCCGGTGGAGGCGGTGGCGGATCCGGCCGGCGCGGAGCCGCTGGAGTAATCCGGGGTGGCGGTGGTGGTGGAGCCGGAGCCAACGTTATCAATGTTTGGTACGCGGCCGAAGACCTGCCCGCGAGTGTTCCGCTCACGGTCGGCGCTGGAGGCATTGGCGGAGCGGCTCGTACGACGGACGACACGGACGGAGCCGCTGGCGTTGCCGGGACGTTTTCAGGATTCAACAACAATGAATATCGACCATGGGGCGGTGGTCAAGGCAACGGTGGAACCGCTACGGCCGGTGGTGCGGCTCTGACGCAGATTCAGTGGAACAACGGTGGCGGAGCCGGATCCAACGGAAGCGCGGCGGGAGCCAACGGAGGCACGGCCAATCAGCTTGCCTCGACCGGTGGCGGTGGCGGTGGCGGCATTAGCGCCGCAAACGCCCCTCAGGCTGGCGGAGCCGGCCTAGCGCGCTTCGAGCTAGGTAACTACCCCGGCGTCACGGCCGGTGGCGCTGGAGGCGTTACAGGTGGCAACGGAGCGACCCCGGTGCAAGCGTTTCCGGCAACCGCGATGCTTCCGGGGTACGGCGGTTCTGGTGGTGGTGCGGGAACCGGTGGCACCGGTGGCAACGGTGGAGACGGTTTTGCCGGTGGTGGTGGCGGCGGTGGGGGCGCATCGACCAACGGCTTTGCCTCCGGTGCCGGTGGTAAGGGCGGAGATGGATTCGTCCGCGTGATTACCCACTTCTAGGACGTGGCGGAGCCGGAGGCTTTCTGGTCTGTTTCGAACCGGCTCCGTCGCCTAAATGTCATCCACTTTGGATAGTCGCCGCGGGAAACGCTAGACACGAAGCTCGATCCGTGTCTAGCGTTTCTGTCTGCGGAGGGATCTATACCTGTTAAAGGCAAGCTCCCTCCGCGCCTAGTAAGTCAGGCAGCGTCGGACATCCGATGTGGACAGAGATCGCTAAGCGGTTCGATCCCATCGTCAGCCTCCGGAGCGAGACGTAAGTCAATGCACGTTCTCGTAATCTCCCGGAAGGTCTGTCCAAAGTGGATCCAATGCTGGAGAAGCTGACGGGTGAGCGGAAGGGCAAGCTCGAATTCATCGAGAAGCTAACCGCAGACGCGGCAGAGCAGAGCCGCGACCTGTCCACAAACGAGCTTGAGTTGATTACTCGCTCGAAGGAACGTATCAAGGCGATCGATACGCAGCTTGACGTGCTGAGCATCGACGTGGAGCTTTCGCAGGAAGCTCAGGATCGACTCGCGAAGATCGGTGGCGCGGCCACCGGTTCGGGCTCTGGTTCCGCGCGTACGGCTCCGGAGTACCGCTCCGTTGGCGCGTACATGCGTGACATCTTCGTTTCGCGCATCGGTCAGCGTCACGAGCGCGAAGAGGCTACCGATCGGCTCACGCGGTACGACCGCGCCGTTGCGCATATCACTACCGGTGAATTCGCCGGACAGTTCCCCAACGCGATCGTCGGTCCGGTAATTGACTTCATCAATTCCTCGCGGCCGCTCGTGAACGCGCTCGGACCGAACGGTGTCCCTAGTGGACCGACGTTCCGGCGTCCACGGCTGAACGATCCGAATTTCCAGACCGGCGTTGCGGAGCAGGCCAACCAAAAGGACGAGCTTGTATCGTTGCCGTTCACTATCACGTCTGAGGATGTCGCCCTGGTGACGCTCGGCGGGTACGTGAACGTGGCGCGGCAGGTCACGGACTGGAACGTGGCCACAATGGACAGTATCGTCAATCAGCTTGCCGCACGGTACTCCGCAGCGACGGAGCGTGCGGCAATCGCGGAAATGGCGAAGTCCACCGGTAAAGAGACGCTCGCTGCGGATGCGACTGGAGACGTTGTGCTCCAGGCTATCTACAACGCTGCGGCGAAGGTCTATATGGCTACCGGTTCACTTCCGACGCTTTTCGCTGCGGGACCGCTCGGTTGGGCGCGCCTCGGCGGTCTGACTGACCTAAGTGGACGTCCGTTGCTCCCCTTCCTCGGAGCGCCGAACGCAACGAGCTTCGCGGGCAACGCGGCCGGTCTCCGGATGGTCGTTACGCCAGGGATCACGGACGCGACGTTCTGGGTCCTCAATGGACTGTGCCTCGAAATGTACGAGCAGATCGTTGGCCAGCTTTCCGTTGGCGAGCCGAGTGTCCTCGGTACGCAGGTTTCGTACGCCGGTTACGTCGGTCTCTACCGTCCGGCTGCCGACGGTGCGATTCACGTTGCTCCGTAGAGCGAGGTAACACCGTGAGCGAGCGCGCGAGCTTGGATTCACTGCGCAAGATGATTGGCGCACAAGCCACAAAGGACGATGGCACCTTATCGATTTGCCTCGAAGCCGCAGGCAATTGGGTTTACGACCGCGTGTACCCCACGATGATCAATGACCCTGAAGTGGTCCAAGCCGTGCTCTTGCTCGCGTCAAGGCTCTACAAACGACGGTTGTCGCCGGAGGGTGTCGCCGGTTGGGACGACATGGGCGCAATCCGCATCATCGCTCGTGATCCTGACCTCGTGTCGCTGCTGGAGCAAAAAATCCACACCTATCGCGTTTTGGGTATCGCATGATCCGCGCGGCGCGGAAGCAACTCGTAGCTTACCTGTCCACAGTGGATTGGGAAGTGTACGGCTTCTATCCCGATGACGTGACCAACGTTCCGTGTGTAGTGGTTGGCCGGCCGACGATCGATCTCGACACGCAGTTATACGCCTACGCGTGTCCGGTGTTCGTGATCGGCCGGCGAATCTCCGATATGGACAGTCAAGACGAGCTTGACGCCGTGACGGAGGAAGTGATCCGCGCGCTCAACGGTCCGGACATCGTTGTTACGCACGTTGAGCCGGCCGTCCGTGTGATCGCGGAACTGAACTATCCGGCGTACGTCGTGACGTGTGCCATCGGACAACTTAACTGTTAGGGGAATCAATACATGACCGCTCCAGTGATGGACGTCAAGCCGCTCTTTGTCCGATGGATCAAGCTCACGATCAAGGGCAAAGACGGAATCGTCCACGAGTTTCAATGTTCCGTAACGCAGGCTGGCCTCACGTCAGCCGGTGGCGACGTCGTGGCTCTGTCCACATTGTGTCCAACGGGCTCGTACTCCGAAAACGCGGAGCGCACGTGGAACCTCACGGTGACCGGCGTTCAGGACGTCGAGAGCGCTGAATCTTTCCAGATGTTCCTACTGGAGCACGATGGCGAGGAAGCAGAGTTCACGTACTACCCGAAGGTTGATCGCGATGAGAACCCGGTAGGGCGCGGTTTCAAGGGAACCGTAACCATCGGACCTCCCGACACCGTTGGGAACGTCGCAAGTGGAGCGTGGGCAACCTTTACCGCGAACCTGCCACTTAAGGGTAAGTACACGATGATCGATGAGGACGGTAACGAGATCGTTCCATCGGTTACGCCAACCGGCGTCACTCCCGGTACGCCAGGCACCTTCCAACCGGCGAACGCTACGCCTCCAGCCAATCTCGCCGCCCTGCAAGCTCTAGGGCCCCTAGGGCAGGCAACCGCGTGGACAACGGGACAGTACGTCGTATTGGGCGACTCTTCGCAGGCTCATTGGGATGCGTCCGCATGGGTCGCAGGAGCCGCGCCGTAACAGTCCACTGGGGACAGTAGCCGCGGGGCGTCTAGCGGCTTGGCGAAGCCCGTTAGACGCCTCGCTCAAACTAGGGAGTGTCCATTGTGGCATGGAAGCCGGCCGGCAACATCGACCATCGAACGCAGCTCATTAAAGACGAGTATCCCGGGATCACGGTCTATCAGGTAGGCGATACGTCGCACCAAAGTGGACAGTCGGACCATAACCCGGATGCGCGGAGCATCGTCCACGCGCTCGATGCGATGACGTACTCCGATGTCGCGCGTGGTAACGCGATCGTGAATTGGTGCCTTGAGGACACGACGGACCTGGAATACGTCATCTTCAATCGGCACATCTGGTCTCGCTCGCACGGCTGGACTCAACGCAACTACAGCGGATCGAATCCGCACACGGATCACGTCCACGTCTCCGGCAAGCACAACGGCACCGGCTATAGCTCCGCAACCGGAACCGGATACGACACGAGCGCAGAGAACTACCGGTGTGCTGGCTTCGATGTGCCACCGGATCCGGTGCGAAAGTACGGAGGAGAAATGTTTCTGTTCACTGTGGAGGGTGACCCGAACGTCTGGCGCAGTGACGCTGGTCTACGGCGCGCCATGTCGGGTCCGGCTGCTGGTGGCGTCTACACGTACCACGCCTATAAGCCGCTGCAAGAGGCCGGAGTACCGCTAGCCGCGTACACGAGCGAAGACATCAAAGCCATGGGTCTCTCCGTTGCGGACGCGTTGACGTTCATCGGTGGCCCGCTGGTCAGTAAGCATGCCGATAAGCAGGAAGACGCGCAGCCGTCCACTTAGGAATCCTCGAGGACGGGACAACGAGGGAGCAAGAATGCGAGCAACGTTCGACATCGAAGTTACAACCGGCGAAGTGTTCACCGTGACCAGTGACGCTCGCGACGTCCGCACGTGGGAGAGCGAGTACGCACAGAGCTTCTTCGATGTGCCGTGGTCGGCGACGCAAGCCGCACAGATTGCGTACCTCGCTGGTATGCGGTTGGGCGCGTTCGACGGACGGTATCCGTCCTATAAGGACTTTGACGCGGACTGTGTTCGCCTCGATGCGCAAGGGATCCAAGCGGCCGGAAACCCTACGCCGCAGGAAGCTACGGAAGACTCCTATGCTTCCTCGCGCTCCGGCTCGGCTGTCTCCCGTCCGCGCTCGAAGCGGAAGGCCCCGACGTCGTAGCGACGTATGTCGACATCTTTGCGACTCCGCCGGCGGATGTCCCGCGGGGACTGTCGCAAGTGGACGAAGACGAGGAAGAGCGAGAGCTAGCGCGGTTATGGCCTGAGGAGTTACGCGCGTGAGTATCGAAGTGGTTGGGATGGCGCGGTTGCTCGCGCGGTTCCGTCGCATACCGGAGGCCGTGCGGACCGACGTCGTACGGCACATCCAGCGGGACGAGCTTCGCCCGTTGGCGAGCGATATACGCTCCGCTGCGGGCTCCGATCGTCAGAGCCGTCGCGCGGCCTCCACGATGCACGTAGCGGCCTCTAGGGACGGAGGCGCTATACGGGTAGGCGGTGGCGGTGGTTTGGGCTCCACGGTGCTCCAGGGCGCGGAGTACGGTGGCCAGCGCAAGCCGCGCCGGCCGTACGTGACGCGCTCGCCGCGCGGTACGGCGTACGTTGTGCGTCGCCGCGCCACGATGCAATTCCGGCCGAACCTAGGGCGTCGCGGTTACTGGTTTTGGCCATCCGCGCGGCGAGACCTTAAAGGCATCCGTAAGCGGATCCGTCAAGTAGCGGCTAAGGCGCTCAACGATGGCTGACGATCTCACCCTCAAAATCAGCGCGGATGCCTCCGGCGTACAAAAGGGCGTCTCGCAGGCTGCGTCCTCTTTAGACACTCTGAGCAGTGATGCCGCGAAGACGAGTAAGAATCTCGCGAAGCTCGGAGATCAAAAGGTCGCGCCAACCGTCACAGTGACGGTCAAGGATCAAGCGATCGCCAAAGCCAAGGCTGACATAGCGCGGCTCCGGGACGAGGTAGCACGCGGACTGCTCGTTGGCGCGGATACGAGCGCGGCGCAGAAACGTATCGCGGAGCTTCAACGCAACGTGCGCGCGCTCGAAGACAAGCCGCACAACGTCAAGGTGAGTGTACAGACAACCGCGACCGGTGAGTTGAGCAAGCTCGGTACGCAACTAAGTGGGCTCGGCATCGGTGCGGTCAGTGTCCAAACTGGACTCGTTGGTGCGTTGGGCGCGGCCTCCACTGCGGCCGTCAAGACAGCGGCCGACATGGAAACGATGCGGGCTCAGCTTGACAGCGTGGTTAAGGGCGGCGACAACGCAAAGCGAGTCTTCGATGAGTTGAAAGTGTTCGCAGCGGCGACGCCGTTCGAATTCCCGGAGTTACTCCAGGCAACCAACACGCTCGCATCGTTCGGTGTGCAAGCGGATCAACTCGTGGAGACCGTGCGCGGCCTAGGTGAGGCTGCGTCTGCGGCTCAAGCGCCGATCCAGGATGTCGCCCTGGTTTACGGTCAGATGTTGGCTCGTGGCAAGCTCTCCGCCGAGGACGTGCTCCAGCTTCAGTCGCGCGGGATCGATGTGTGGGGATCGCTTGCGAAACAGCTAGGCGTTACCGTCGATCAACTGAAGGAAATGTCGGAGCAAGGGAAGATCGGTCGTAAAGAAATCGAGAAGCTTCCCGCTGCGTTTGCCGATGTCTACAGTGGATCGATCGCCCGCCAGGCAGAGACGTTCAACGGCAAGATGTCGACGCTTTCCGATCTGACGAAGGACATCGCGGCTCAGTTTGGCAACGAGCTAAACCCGCAGCTTAAGACATTCATGGATCTCGTTAACGATTCGAACCTGCCTGCGGCCACGGCAGAGTTTGCGAAGTGGATGGGTTTCCTCAATCAGTTCTCTGTGCTCGGCACGGTCGGCAAGATCCGCGAAATGCAAAAGCCTACGCAGGTCGTAGCGAAGACAACGAAGGATGCGGCGACAGAGACGAAAGGCATGGTCACGCAAACGAGGGACCTAGCCAAGGCGTATGACGATGCTAAGTCCTCTTTGGACAAACTGTTGGGCTCGCTCGACGTCTTCGATGAGAAGGGCGTCTCACGTCAGGAAGCACAGATCGCGTACCAACGTGCCATCGATGACGCTACACAGTCCCTTAAGGACAATGGGCGCACGCTCGATATCAACAGTGAGAAGGGTCGGCAGAACCGCGAAGCGCTTACCGACGTCGCGAAGGCTATCGGGGACCAGACTAACGCGCGGCTCCACGACGCTCGTAAGTCCGGCGAGTCGACAGCCTCGATCCTTAGTGACTACAACCGCATGCGCCAGTCGCTCATCGAGCAAGCAACGCGGTTCACCGGATCGAAGCGCAAAGCGGAGGAGTACGTCAATACCCTGCTGGGCACGCCGGAGGAAGTAGCGACCGAAGTCAAAGTGACCGGTGTCACTGAGGCCGAGAAGCAGATAGATAAGCTCGCGCGGGAGCGAGAGGTACAACTGAACCTGCAAGTCCACATTAGCCAGAGGGTACAGAAAGAGCTCGATCGGTTCGGAGCGAGCGACATCGCGCCGCGTGGCGGTACCGCTCCGCGCTCGATGCCTCCGGAAGAGTCGCACGTGGGACCAGGGCTCCAGATCGGTCCGCCCACTGCGCCACTAGCTCCCGCACCCCGCAGCGTCGGTCCACAACAGACAGTCTCTGGCGTCATGCCACAAGGGACAGTCGGAGGCGTGCCGGTTAACTTTGGCGTTGTGGCGGCGCAGCCGCAGGTAATCATCAATGTGAGTGACAAGCGACTGTCGGACCTTATCACCGTTGCCGTACGCGATGCCGTAAGCGGAACGTTGCGCGTACTCAACTCACGTCAGGTAGTCCAGACATGACCACATTGGACCTAACGTACGCTCCGGATCACGGTTACGTGCGCTTCGCCGTGACTGGCGTACCGGTCAATAACACCGTCATGCGGGTATCCACGACTGGTCACCTAGAGCCGATCCCGGGATTCACTGACGACACGTGGATATCCGGTGGAGCCGGTTTCGGTGAGGACTACCGCCCTGGCATCGGAGAGATAGAGACGTACGTTGTGGCTCCCATTGGGTCCACAATAGACGATGCGTCGTACGTCCGCGCGAGTATCGCGATCCCTGGAAATCAAGCGTGGTTGCGTGACGTCCGGTCGCCGGTTCTCTCATCCAACGTTGTCGTTGTGTCCACCGGAGACGAGACGCTGCCGGCATATCAAAACATCTATGACATCTCCGGCCGTAGGCTTCCGCTCGTTGTCCACGACATCCGCGAGGGTAGGCGCGGCGAGGTCACGTTGCTCGCACCGGACCGTGACAACCGCTCCGCGATCGAAGCTCTGTTAGCCACCGGTAACCCACTGCTCCTGACGATGTGCAGCGATCTACTGTGGACACCTTGCATGATGGCCGTTGGCGCGGCGACGTTTACGCGGTTCGGATACCGCGATGCGTGGCTGCTCCGGCTGACCTATGTGGAGGTAGACGATCCGTTGGTCTCGCCGGTACGGATCCAGACGCCTACCTATCAGGACATCCTCAACGGTCAACCGTCGCGCCCTGGTGATCCGTCACCGGTCACGTATCAGTGGCTCCGCGATTCCTTTGTGGACTATCTATCCGTCATCACCGGCACGCGGAGGTAAGCCGTGGAGACCATTGGCGCGTACGCGTTCGACGTTCCGCAACTCACCGATATCCCGGACGTACCGACGCACCTTAAGACGCTAGCGACGCAGGTCGATGACCTGTTGACCGGTAAGCGGTTCCCGCTTTCGTTCGACAACGATATGCGGATCGGTTCGTTCACGAACGCGACGCAACGAGTGTTATCACTGCGTCGGCTCATCGGCGCGGACCAATGGGAGCTACGCATACAGATCGACTCCGCAACGGACCCATGGGTCCTAGGGAGCATGAAAAACGGTGCGTGGCAATCCCGTATGACCATCCGGCCGTCCGGTCAGACCATGGTGGCCACCGGATCGCAGTGGCGGCCGTTGCCGTTCGCACAACAGGCTCAGATTGTGCCGGTGTCGGTTAGCGGGACGTCGCTCGGTACTGGCAACGTCGCTCTCGAAGCCGGACGGTTCACGCAGGTTCCGTTGGTAATCGCCACATCGACAAACTCGATATGGATGGTTAGCCGTCCCTCCGGATGGACCGTGAACGGTGGACCGATCACCGTACGGTCATACAACAACACCAATGGAGCGGCGGGCGGCTCCGTGGACGTGCATGTCCTATGTGTACAGATGACTCCGACTAACAGTCAGGGTTAGCCAATGCTCGATATCCCTGGAGTGTTTGACGTCGAAGTGGCGTCGCATCAACTCGTCGGCGTGTGTGAGGTCCGTGCGCCGGAGGGTGGCGAATGGTTGCCGCTCTTCGTGATATCCGGCTCCGTCACGCTCAACGAGCTTGGCAGCATGCCAGGGCGCTCGTGCACGGTCAACGTTCTAACGTGGACAGACAGCGAAGAGGACGTGTTCAACGTACTCTCGCCGTTCGGCTCGTGGGTCCGTCTCTTCCACGATGTGACCGGGATCGATGGCGTTGTGATCCGCATTCCGCTCGGATACTTCCGAGTGACGCGCGTCGTAGTCAACTTCCTCGCTGGCTCGATCGAGGTGACCGGCGACGATGCCGGCATCCTCGTTGCGGATTATCAGCTAACGACCCTGAAGTCTGGCGAGGTTCTCACGACAACGAGCTACGCCGATGCGTGCTCCGCGCTGCTTACGGCCGCGCTCGACGGTATACCGTCGTGGTGGACATCGACAGTTGTCTTCGATCCGAGTAAGCCAACGGCTAAGCCGGTCGCGCGGATCCAACGTACCGGCTCGCGTGTCGATGCGGTCTCAACCCTCGCTGCGGCTATCGGTATGAAGGTGGGAATGCCGCTCGATGGTTCTGCCGTCTTCCGGATGCTCGTACCCACAACGCAGGACGATCAAGCCGTGACTACTGTCCGAGGTGGACAGTTGGGTAACCTCGATGAGATTAACGGGACCATCGATCGAACCGGAATCACGAACGTCGCTATCGTCAAGTGGCAACAGGACGTGGCGGTCCAGGGCGCGCGGATCGCATCGTTGCAACGGCGGCTCGTGTCGGAGTACGTGGAGCCCACATCGGACATCCGTGCCGGTGGACCGTTCGGACGAGTGACGCTCGATGTGGACTCTTCGAAGGTAACCAACGATGCCGATGCCTCCGCAGCGGCTCAGAGCGTGCTCATAGCCTCGCTCAATCAAGCGCGTGATTTCCAGGTTCAGGTCTCTCCGATCTACGGACTGGAGTCCGGTGACGTGCTCCGCATCGAGAACACACAAGGTACGGCCGCGCGAGGGATCCTCGTGGGCGGGACGCTAGGGCTTACCGCTGCGGATCCGTGGACGCTCATCGTCCGCGCGTTCGCTCCGCTCGGCCGCTGGTCTAGTCCACGTAGGACATTCATGACGGACGAGAGCGAGATCCGAGACGCGGTGGACTGGCGGGACGCGACAAACAAAAACGTCGATCTGACCGGCAACACGGCGCGCGGATGGATTGGCGTAGGCGGTACGGTGCGTGTCAAGTCCAGTGGGCTCCTGTTCACGGCCAACGGTGCGGCGACATCGAACATGCACACATCGTCAGTCTTCACCATGCCAACCGAACACCGGGCTAAGGTTGCCGCGACCATCAAGAGCTTGACGCGAACCGTCTACTGTAGAGCGTTTATCGACCCTAACCAATCCGGCGCGCGGTACTCCACGACACCGGTACGGATCGACAAGGGTAAGACGCGTGCTGTATCGGCTGACCTCGATCTAGGCTCCGGGACCGTCTTTGCGGCCGGTGTCGATATCTGGTCCAACACGAACGGTGGCACGGTACCGGCTAACACTCAGTGCGTTCTCTTCGAAATGGACGTGGCGGTGGCAACGAGAGCGAAGAATCCATGACCGATCCGTTTGTGGAGTATGGCAAGCTCGTTCGCGACCGGCGAGCCGTACACTCCTATGTGGTCACTGTGGACAGTGTTACCGCGGCCACTGCCCGATGTGGAGTGAGACTCGGCACCGATGACCCTATTACCGATGTTCCATACCTCATTGCGGACCCAACGGTGGGCGACGTCGCGCTACTGCTGACGTTCGATGACTTGGCTTACGTGATCCCGGGACACATCACCGTGAGCGGTGGTACTCCAGGTCCGGCCGGCGCGGACGGAGACCAATGGCAGAACGGTACGGCTCCACCGGTGGCCTCCGGGAGCTTTCCCTACGATACGTACTTCCTCAATACGACGGACGGTGCGCTCTACCTGCGTACGGCCAATCAAGCCGCGTGGACACAGATCGGCAATCTGAAGGGTCCGCAGGGTACGCAGGGTCCACAAGGGACAACCGGTGCGCAGGGTCCGGCCGGCGCTACCGGTTCGCAGGGTCCGCAGGGTCCGAAGGGCGATACCGGCGCAACGGGTCCGCAGGGTCCTGCTGGTCCACAAGGGATAGTCAAGTCCGGCCCCATCGTGTCGGTCGCTACTGACCAGACAACGGCCGTAGTGACCATCGATGGTACGGACCAGACGTGCGAGACAACGTTGCCGTGGGTCGCGACAGGCGAAACGGTTGACGTGCTCATTACGCAAGACGGACGTCGCATCATCATCGATTCCGTGCCGGTGGTACCAAACACTGACTTCACGATTGGAGACGCAGCGTCGACCGCGAGTCGGAGACTCCACATTGTACAGAAAAACGCTACGAACCTTTGGGACACGCGGCTCGAAATTATCCCGCCCACCTATCAGTGGGTATGGCGATTTTTCAAAGATGCCGTGGAGCAGGGTACGTTAGCGTTTCAGAACGGTTCACTGTGGACGTCGTGGGCAGGCTCGCCAGGCCGATTCATACCCTTCGCTACTGAGATCGGTCAACGCAACGTCTCCACGGTGAGCTCTAACTCCGGCGTACTTAGCGCCGTTCCGTTCACGGCCGGCAAGTTTACGTTGCCACCGATCGTATGGACACAGACAAATTCCGGGCTCTTCCACTCTTGGCCCGGTGGCATCACGGCCACACAGTTTGACATCGGTATCCGTCACATCGACAACGCTTCGTCTTCGTCGACGGTGCTCGTTTCGTATCTCGCCGTACAACTAAGCTCCGGCTCATCGACCGGATAACTGTCCAAACTGGAGGGACCGCAATGGCACAAGGCACACACTCACCAGACCCGACGCGTATCCGCAGCGGAGCCGGTACGGCCGCAACGCAGGCAGCCGAAGCGCAGCGCTTCGCGGATCCGGAAAACGGAGGCTGGTCCACTACGCCTCCGGTGGTTGCGCCGACCCTAACGTCGGTTACGCCCAACACCGGCTCCGCAACCACGAAGCCTCCGCAATTCGATCTCGTGGGAACCGGCTTCGTGACCGGTCTCGTGTTTTTCAACATGGCGAACCTGAACACCACTTTGGACTCGCCAACCACGGCGCACGCCTCGCCGCCAGTGTTCGCGCCGGCCGAAGGTGTCACGCAGGTTTTCGTTACCATCCCGGACGGTGCGGGCGGGACGGTGCAATCCAACACGCTTCCGTTCACGTGGACGGCATAGTCCTTAGTGGAGGATCGCCGGCGAATGTCTCAAGTGGACAGATCCCGCGGGCGAGTGAGGGAGGAATCATGGCAACGCAATACGTCTATCCGGGTAGTGGTCCCGGAGCCGGTACGGCCGTGGAGCAGACGGAGCGCGTCCCGCAGCTTGCCGACTATGACAACGGAGGATGGAAGGACGCACCGATGCCGCTGCTCGATGACATGGGTACGGAGCCGGAGCCTCCAGCGCCGGAGCCCACACCGGAGCCCACACCGGCACCGGAGCCGGAGCCGGAGCCCGTACCGGAGCCAAGTCAAGATCCAGTCCCGGAGCCGTTCTCGGCCGCGTGGCCAGAACCGCTCGTTTAACCGGCCTAGAACGGCCGTAGAAACGCGGAGAGCCCGCCTAGGTTCCTCGTTGCCTAGACGGGCTCTCCGTGCCTCTGTGAGGCTTACAACTGCCTGAAGCGCTCCGGTGCGTCGCGGTCCACGAGAACCATGATCCGGTGCGCCTCCGCGAACGCTTGCGCGAGGAAGGTCCGTTGTCCCTCGCGGTCAGCCTGCCCGTACTCGTACGCAAGCTCCGCGCGATCGTACGGCGTGCTGGAGCCGTCGCTCTCGTGCTCAAGCTCGCGACACTCTGCTTTCGCGGCCTCGATCTGAGCCCGCAGCGTGTCGACTGCTTGCAGCAACGGGTCCGAGTCGTATCGCAGGTCCGTTAGCTTTTCCGCGATCGCCTTTTCACGCTTTTCGAGCGCGGCGAGCTTGAGTTGCGCGCGGCCTAGAGCCTTGGCTTTGCGAGCGATGATGCGCGCCGCGCGAGGATCCGACAGCACATCGAGCATGCGCGTCTCTGCCCATGCTTCGAGCGCGTCCGCGTTCGCGTAGTTCTTACCGCAACCGTGTACGCCGCAGCGGTAGGCACGGATCCGGCCGTTGCCTTTATAGCCTTTCTGTGACGTCCCGGTAAGCGAGAATCCACACTCACACCGGACGAGACCGCTAAGCGGGTAGTGCTCCGTCGATTGTGGACGGCCACGCTTGCGACCGGCGAGCACGGCTTGAAACTCGCGCCAAAGCTCAACACTGACGATGGCCACCGTGTCATCCGCGAGCCGGTGACCGGTCTCCACGTTCTCGTACGCCACTAGTCCGGCGTGGCGAGGATGGTTGAGCACGGTCCGGACCTTAAGCGCATTGAACGAGTGACCGTTGCGGCTCGTGATACCGAGCCGGTTGGCTTCGTCCGCGCAACGCTTCCACGAGACGTCGTTACCGTCCACAATGAACTGAATAGCCCATGCGATGAATTCGCGTTCGGCCGCAACGGTTGGGCCGGAGCCATGTCCGAAGCCGTCGCCCTGTTGCATGATTCCGGCCTCCCTCGAAGCGAGGTTCTTACGCCGTGCGCGTCGCGCAGTGTCGTCGCTTGACTTGCAAGCCATCGTGACCAGGATCCGCAGCGTCGTACGCCCCTCCGACGTACGCAAGTGATAGTCACCGTGGCACGACGCAACGATGATGCCGTCTTCAGCCGTCTTAATGAGAATCTCCAGATCGAACGGCTGACGAAGTAACCGGTCGATGTGCCACGCATAGACGCCGTTGGATTCTTTGCCGAGCCGCTCTAGCAGGACGTCCCAACCAGGGCGCTTCCGGTTGCGCTTCCACGCGGAGAAATTGTTGTCGACGAGGATGCGACCCAACCGGTAACCGTCGCGGTACATGGCGCTGAGGACATCGACCAATTGACGATCGGTTTTCTCCGTGTTGCCATCCTCGTCTTTCGAGATCCGCGCGTATGCGTCGAGCACGAGCGCGCCGGCAAACGCCGGATCCACGTCACGCTCGCGGAACGCAGCCACGAGCATGTCAATGCGCTCGCGATCCGTGATGCCGGTTGCCTGCCATGGCTCCGTGACGTGACGTCGGGTCTGTGTGATGGTCACTCTTACTTACCTTCCTATGTGGACTAGCGGTTACACATAACGTGCGAGCGCCACGACATGTCGCCGCACACGGTGCAACGGGTTTGCTCGCGCGTCCGCTCGATCGCTCCGGGGTAGTCCCGCAGGATCGCAGCGTTGAGACGAGCGAGCGCGAACGGATCGACTAGGGTCCGGCTCGCACGATCGGAGCGATTGTTGTCCGCGAGCAACGTCGGGTTAACGGATACGAGCACATCAATAGCGAGCGCGATGATTTTCTGGTCCGGCGTAAGGCTCATGACGCGTTCGCTTCCTGACACGTTGGGCACCATGACTCCGGTTGGCTTGCCCATGACATCGCGAGAGCGCGCGTCGCGTGACAGACGCAACCGGCGTGCTCCTCGCACACGGTTGCCCATGGCGTTTTCGGGTCGCTTTCGATACCGGCCTCGTCGGCGCGGTATACGCCGACATGGGTACCGGTCGAACGCGCTCGCCGGTAACTAACGAGACCGGCCGGCGCGCTCATGCGCCGGCCTCCAAACGCTTGCCAAGCTCGCGAACCTCGTCCGCCTCGCGCAACCACGCCGCGCGGTTCTCCGGCATGTCGGTGTCGGCAAGGTCTTCGAGGTGCTCGCGGAGCCGGTCGAGCCCATCGACGATGAGCGCTACCTCGCGGACGTCGAGAACGAAGCTCTGTCCTTTGCGGACGGTCCGGCTCACAGCTTCGCCGCTTTCACAACCGCAGCGATATCCGCAACGCTCATGTCGCGAACGTCAACGCGAGTAACGCGGCCATCGATCCGGTACACGATCTCACCGGCGATCATGTTGATAAATGCGTTGCCGTACGTGCTCCGCAGTCCCGCGCGGCTCGCGCGCTCCCAACCGGAGCCCAGCAACGCGGCGAGCGCGTCCGTCTCTGCCTCGATCCTCTCGACGTACGTGCGGGGGTCGTACTTCCTCGCTGCGTACTCCGCCACGTAGTCGGCAGCGGGATCGTGCTCTGTCATGTGTTGCCCTTCCTCGTTGTGCCGTTGATCACGGCTTCGCCGTGAAGCCTACTGCGTAAATGCAGGTTGCCCAACGGTAACGCTCAAATTCGCAGTGTGTGTCGCGTCACAGTACGTGCGAAGCTCTGACCTGCGGAAACGCTCCGCTACCCTCGAAGCTCCGGCCTCACGGTGACGCCGGTTGGATCTTGAGGGTACGGCAAAGTTATGACATCGATCAAGCAACACGCGGCGCGGTTCTGGACATGGTTCTGCGGGCTCTCCGGATGGCTCCGGTTCGGGCTCATCGTCGCCGCGCTCTTCCTGCCCTTCCTCGTGGCAGCGAACCTGCGGCCAGCGCCGACGTGCGCGGACTGGAATTTCAGCTACCGTGCGGCCGTAGGGGACGGCAAGCGGGCCAACGGTGGCATGGCTCCCACGTACGGCGATCCCGGATGGCGCGAGATCCACGAGGTTCTGACGCACCGGCCGGACGGCTGCAAGTTTGAAGATCAATCGCTAAGTTGACAACGCGCTGAGGTTCCATCGAGGCCGGCTCTCCGTCATGGGAGCCGGCCTCTTTGTGTTACAGCCATGTGATTACAGCGTTGTAGTGCGTCACTCAATCGGGCGACGGAAATCCAATCGACTTTTTCGATCTCTGTCTTTACTGCTGAGGTAAAAACCTTCCGGGTGAAACCGTCCACATTCGACAATCGAGAGTCCATTGTGGCGTATCGTGTGGGCTCCGTTCGTGAGTGTCATTCACGTTGACCAAAGTATGACACGATATGACACCGATCATGTATTGATGCTTGACAAGCGCCGGTTGGCATGCTTGTGCGCCGAAACCGTTCGTGCAAACCTTCGTTCCCTTAGCCAACGAGGGAGGTTAAACGAATGTCTAGGTCCGTCGATGTCTCTGACGATTTGGGTTACCGCGTGTACGAGCGCGGTGAGGCCGCGCAACGGCTGAACATGAGCCTGCGGACCCTAGAGCGTCGGATCGAGTCCGGGACGTTGGGTCACATCCGGCACCGTGGGCGTATCTACGTGAGCGAGGATCAGATCCACGAGTACGAAGCTCGCGCGACGCGTTATGAGCAACCACCGATCCCTGGCTTAGAGGCCGCAGCGGACTTCACAGAGGCTCAAGGCGCGGCCGTGGCTCGTGTCATCGATGCCAACCGCGAACGGCGAGCACAAGCGCGCCTACGGCACGGCGAGCGCGAGCAGCGGGAGACGGTACGACGCAAGCGCCGCAACGGTGACGTCGCGTGATGTGGCTAGGTCTCCAGGATGCCGATAGCTTCGAGCATCGCGCCTATCGTGCGCTCGATCTCCGCCCTTACTCGTGGCGGCGTGACATCGAAGCGTGTTGGCATCGTCCACGGTGCATAGTCGCGAACGCATTCGAGCAACTCGTCTATGTCTACGCGGAGAGCGATCGAGAGACCTTCGAGGGTGCGAAGGTACACAGTGGACGTCCGGCGCGCTATCAGGGCGTACACCGTCTGATGCGACAGCCGACCATCGCTCTTACCCGCTACGTCGCGTGGATCATAGCGAAGCTCGCTCATGCGTTCAGAAATCAACGTCCGTAACGCAGGAGTGTTCGCGTACCTGACTTGACGCGCATGGGTCACGGCTCTCCAATCCCGCACGGCTCGCCTCTAAGCCGCATACACCTCTGAGGTTAAGCCGCAAGGGTCAGTTTTCAAAGTACGCAACACGACAACTTCGTGTCCGTTAGTCAAGTCTTCGTGAGCCATCTATGAACTGTAAGAACGCTGGGAGTCGATGTGTCTGAGGAATCCGAAGCGGGCTTCCCGCTAACCCATGAAATGCGGCAAACGCTCGATGAGTATGTGGACGCGTGCAACGCAGAGGATGCCGCTAAGGAGCGGCGCAACAAGGCTCGCGATGCGCTCGTGGCGTTTCTGGCAGTGCATGACGCGAGTGTCGGCACCGTAGACGGCAAGCCGGTGTGTCAGGTCTCGAAGGTTGACCGCGAGACCATCGACGTTAAGCGGCTTAGGGAGGAAGAGCCGGCAACGGCGCGCCGCTTTACGCGACTGTCCACCGTGGAGAAATTCATACTCAAGGGACGTCATCGTGTCGCGTGAATGGCGACAACCGTCCCCTGTGGACGAATCCCGCGGGGCACCGTTCGATCCGGAGGCGTACGCGATGGAGCGTGAGTTGCGCTCCCTCGTCTCGCTCGGAGCCGTCACGATGCCGCGTGCTCTCCAAACCACGCTCGGCTCATCGGAGGCCGGTCATCTATGCGATAGGCGCATTGCCTACAAACTCGCGGCCGTGCCGATGGTTAACCTTCGCGATCCGTTGCGTTCACTCGTTGGCGTAGGCGTTCACTCCGCGCTCGCTTCGATCTTCTATCGGCTCAACGCGACGTCGGGACGCTTCCTCGTGGAGCGAGACCTGGACTATCGGGGCATGCCAGGCACAGTCGATCTCTTCGATAGATACACGAAGACGGTAATCGATTGGAAGACAACCACGCTGGCGAAGCTCAAGCGGCTCCGGCACGAGGGACCGACGGCATCCTATGTAGTTCAAACTCAACTCTACGGAGCCGCGCTCGTGGCAGCCGGCGAAGACGTCCGGCACGTCGCGCTTGCGTTCCTACCTATCGACGGAGAGCTAAACGACCTTTGGGTTTGGCGGGCTCCGTTCGATCCGTCCATTGCGGACCGTGCGATTGACCGTATCAAGCGGCTCGCCGGTAAACGCCCCGAAGACGTCCGCGCCACCCCGGATCACTTGTGCCCATGGTGCGCGCACTACCGCAAAGGATCGAGCGATCTCACACAAGCGTGTCCCGGAGTCGAGTCATGACGATCCGCGTGGGCGCGTTGTGCTCCGGCTATGGCGGCTTAGAGCTAGGGCTAGTCCACATCGGACTCGATGTGCGTACGGTGTGGCGCGCCGAAGTGGATCCGGTTTTCGATGCGATCGCGAGCGAGCCAAACCTAGGGGACATTCGCGAAGCTGACTTCGCCTCCGCGCCACGTGTCTCGATGCTTACGGCCGGTTGGCCGTGCCAGCCAGTGAGCGCGGCGGGAGCGAAGCTCGGCACGGATGATCCTCGCTGGCTCTGGCCGCACGTGCTCCGCGCCGTGCTTATCATGCGGCCGCGCTTCGTCTTCCTGGAGAACGTGGCCGGGCTCGTGAGCTATGACGGAGGCTCGCTCTTCCGTGCGGTGGCCGGATCCATTGTGGAGCTTGGCTACGCCGTTCACGCGGTTACGTTGGGAGCGTGCAACGTCGGCGCGGCCCATCATCGGCAACGTGTCTTCATGCTCGCGAAGCGCGTTAAGCGTGCCGCGGCAACTGTCCACATTGTACCGGAGCCACCGTGCCCGGTGCCATCGATGTACATGTTCCCGACGCCAACGGCGAGCGATGGACGGTTGCGCGGAGGGACGCCGGAGTATTGGTCACGTCGCGCGGAGGGACGTCCGTTGAGCGGAGCGATTACCTCGTTGCCAATGCTCGACCGTCCACAGTGTTATCGCACGCGGCCTCGGTTGTACTGGCAGCAGTTTTACGAGGCTGTCATGAGGCAGACGAGTATCTATGGACCACCGCCACGGCCGACCGTGCTCGATGCCAACGGCGTACGGCAACGAGTGTCGCCGGAGTTTGTTGAATGGCTCATGTGTGTCCCTAGTGGACACGTAACCGCGAAGCTCAATTGGACGCGAGCTATCACGGCGTTAGGTAACGGCGTGTGTCCGCCGCAAGCGGGACTCGCCTATCGGATGTTGGACAAGTCCTTTTAGGACGGAGAAGAGGAGTAGATGCAACCGCAGTCACCACAACGAGCATGGAACCGGCCGGAGCCAGTGAAGACGTTTGGTTGGGCAGAGTACGCCGGCGAGACTCTTATCTGGATCCACGGAGGCGTTCACGAGACGATCAAAACGAGTTTCGGTGAGAAGGCAGCCGCACGCGGAACGGTGGTTGTCCTAACCGGACGGTCGCAGAACGACGTGTTTGACGATGTGATGATTTTCAACGCGGCGCTACTGTCGCAGGTCCGTGCGATGCCACCGGGAGCGGACACGCTCGCTCGCATCGTGGCGCGCGGCAAGTCGGTCTCGTTCGAAGCGGCCTCCGCGTATGACGAGCAAGTGGCGAATTACTGGGTTTCGATGAATCCAGGTCGTATCGAGCAACTCGCACGCGAAGCGGTCCATAACTTCGCGGAGCAAGCGCGAGCGTTGCAAGCTCCACCGGCTCCGGTTGCGTACGCACCAGTCCAGTACGGGTCAGGGGCGAACGCTTACGCGCCGCCTCCGCAGCCTCAGTACGGTGCGCCACCGACGTCCGCGAACATTCCGCAACCGACGTACGGTCAGGTCCCGCCCTATCCAGCGCCGGCCTCAGAGCCTCCGTACGCGCCTCCGGCTCCGGCTCCAGGGTCTAACCCTCCGGTGCCACCGAACGCGCCGCAGGGACCGTCTCAGACGGCTCCGCCACACCTTCCGGGCTCCGCGTATGGCGGTGGTACCGGCGTACCTCCAGCGACGCCGGAGGAGGCAGGGTTCTAAATGTCAACGGAAATCGCTTCGATCGATCCTGTCGAGGCTAAGGCTTTCGAGATCCGTCGGTTTGCGATCGAAGTCCGTCGCAAGCTCGAAGAGATCGAGGACATCGATCGGCTCCGCGAGCTTGAGTCCGTGTTGGTTGGTGCGCGTCATCGGCTCAAGCAACTCAACGAGGATGTGATCGAGGCTGACCGCACGCGCGTGCTCGTTGTGCAGCGCATTGGCGTGCTGTTGGGTCCGGCGACGCTGGGACGGCCACCGGAGGTCATAACGTCAACGGCCGCTCACGATATGACAAATCCAAGCGAGCCGATGACCCACCTTCAGCGCGAGCGCGATTACGAAGCACGCACCATAGCGGCCTATCCGTCCATTGTGGAACGCGCGATTGCTCAGGCTCGTGTGTCCGTGCGTGGGGTTTTCAAGCTCTGTCAACAGGCCAGATTGCGCGAGACGGCTCCGACGAGCGAGCGTCCGGACGCACCGGACGTCCAACGTGGACAGTGGTGGAAGCTCGGAGACCATCGGCTCTACTGTGGCGAGAGTACGGACGCGCCCTTTATCGAGAAGGTACGGCAGGCAGAGCCGCTCTTTGTCTTCGCGGACGTGTCTGCCCTAGACGGACTCGTGTGGGCTCACGATTACCTCGTCGACGTCGCACCGGTCGTTGCCGTACGGCTAGGCGTTCCGTCCCTTGTGGACTTCGCACGAGTCGTCAAAATGCCGTACCGGTGGACGCTCGCCGCGTGCGTTACCAACGGCTCCGCACCGGGAGCGCTTGGCTTCAACGATTGGATTCCGGTCTATCTCTTCGCGAAGGAAGACGGTGGGCTCTATCACGAGGCGCACGACGTTCTAACCGTGACCGTCGATCCGCGCTCGCTCGCTACGAAGCTACTCAAGCTCTTCACATCGAGCGGCGACGTTGTGGCGGATCCGTTCCTCGGCAACGGTGCGATGTTGCTCGCTGCGGATAAGGCTGACCGCGTGTGCATCGGTGCGGAGGCGAACCCCGTCCACTGTGGAGAAACCATCGTTCGGTACGGCAAGGAAGTGAGCCTGTTATGACTTGGCCAGTCGCGATCGTGCTGTTAGGTGCGATGAGCGTTACCGCGTTCCTTATCGGATACCTCGTGCATTGCTTCGTGTACTACCGGCTGGAGTACGAGCCGGAGCCCACGACTGTCCAGCGTGGACAGTCCGCCGGCGGAACGTCCACCGTAGACGGTTCCGATGCATGACACCGAAGAGACCTCATGGTGCGTACGGTTCAACGTTCGTGAGCAGACATTCGAGGCTGTCTGTGTCACGTGTAGCTGGCAGGGCGAGCCGGTGACGTCGATTGGCGTGGCGACGGTCCAGCTAGAGAATCACCTAACGAGTGATCAACATCGCTACCTCGACTAGAAGGGCGCGACGGTGCAGCGGGAAGGGAAGGACCTCGTTGCGATCCTGCTCGCGGTAGGGATCGCTACAGCGGTCAACATGATTACGTTCGCGGTCCTCTATGACGCCATCTTCAGCGAGGGACCGGGATTGAGTGATAACGCCACACAGATTCTCACGGCTGCGTTTAGTGGCGCGTTCGGCTTGCTCGGCTCGTACATCGGTTTTCGAGCGGCCACAAGGGACGGTGACCGTGGAGCTTGACGAGCTCGTGCTACGTCTGGACAACGTTCGCAGGCTCCCTAGTGGAGTGTCGGCGCGCTGTCCGGCGCATGACGATCGTGTTTCCTCGCTCATGGTTAACCACGGTCGCGAAGGTGGGATCGTTGTCAAGTGTCATGCCAACTGCGATACGGGTGACGTGCTCGCCGCGCTTGGCTTGACGTTCGCGGATCTCTCGACCGTTCCGCACGTCGTAGCGGTTTACGAGTACCGCGATGAGCTAGGGACGCTGCGGTACACAGTGGAGCGTTGGGTACCGAAGACGTTCCGATGCGTGCCAGGGTTGCCGGTTGCGGCCGCGCGGATCCTGTATCAACTTCCGGCCATCGCGTACGCGCGTGAGCATGGGCTCCTGGTCTACGTCGTGGAGGGAGAGAAAGACGCCGATCGGTTGATCTCGCTAGGGCTCGTGGCCACGACGTGTGTCACCGGAGCCGGCTCGTGGCTCGCGCACTATGGCGAGCAGCTTCGCGACTGCCACGTGAGCATCATCGCGGACAACGATCCGGTTGGACGGGCTCACGCGCGCTCTGTAGCGGTCTCTACGCGGCCGTACGCGGCGACCCTTAGTCTTACCGTCCCTCGCGTCGGTAAGGACGTCTCAGAGCTTCTCGATGCCGGTTACTCCCTCGATGCGCTGGATTCACTGCCGGAGAGCGACGAAGAGTCAACGTACGTCGCGAGCACGGTGAAGACGCGTCGCGTCACGTGGGTATGGGATGGGTACATTCCGCGCGGCAAGCTGTCCATTCTGGAGGGTGATCCGGGTGACGGTAAGAGCATCTTGACGCTCGATCTCGCCGCGCGGCTCTCGACCGGCGCGCCGATGCCGGACGGAAGTAACGGTGTCGGTCCGTGGCCGGTCATCCTCGTATCGGCAGAGGACGATATCGAGGATACGATCGTGCCTCGCCTCGAAGTTGCCGGCGCGCGGCTCGATAACGTGTACCTCGTCCCGCACGGTGCGACGCCTGACGAGCCGTTCGAATTCCTTAGTGGACTGCCGGGCGTCTACCGTCTGGCGCAACGCATCGGAGCATGCGCGATCGTCTTCGATCCGTTGATGGCGTTCCTCGCGGAGCGGACCGATTCGCACAACGATGCGTCCGTGCGTCGCGCGCTCTATCCACTTAAGACACTAGCCGCGGCTACCGGTACGGCCGTTGTCGCGGTACGGCATCTTAACAAGGGCGGTACCGGGTCGAAGGCGATCTATCGAGGTGGCGGATCGATTGGATTCACTGGAGCCGCGCGAGCGACCTTCCTCGTGGCTCCGGATCCGGCTGACCAGGAATCGAAGGTGTTCGCATGCGTGAAAATGAATCTCGCTCGCAAACCGGTATCGCTGCGGTACACCGTCGAGACAACCAACGAGGGAATACCGTTCATTTCCTGGCATGGCGCGGCTGACTTTACGGCTCAGTCCGTATTGGACGGTCCGCAGCCGGACCGCTCGTATGACGATGAAGAGAAAGCTTCGAAGCGTCGCGCTCGCGTTATGGAAATCGAATTCCTTCAAGATATTCTCCGCGATGGTCCGCTGTCGTGGCCGGAGATCGTTGAGGCCGGAAAGATCGATGGATTCACGGAGCACACGCTTCGGCGAGCGCGCTCCGATGCCGGTCTAGCGAAGATCGTTGGCGATCACGGTCTGTCATCGACGAAGTGGTCTCTTGCCCACTTGCCCACTGAATTGAGTCCCACAAAGGACGCCCTACCTGAGTGGGCAAGTGGGCAAGAGGCTGGAGAGTCCACTACAGACAGTGATCGGGACGAGTCGCTCGATGCGGCCGAGTTGATCTGTGAGATATGCGGGAACGTCGATGATGGCGTGACTCGATACGGTAAGCCACATTGGACCGTCCGCTGCTTACCGCATTCGCCGTACACCTATGCCGTTGGCGCGTCATGATCCGAGTCAAATTCACGGAGTTGACGCTCTGCATAGACGCGAGAAAGTGTGCGCGCTGCGGAGAGTTGACGTACTGGAAACGGCCGCGCCAGTCGGCACGCGGCTATTGCGCGGAGCACGCCTACGCGGACGGTCCGGAGTACGGCGAAGCGTTCGCCACGCTCATCCGCGTTCTACGGCCGGCGCGCGTGGATCCGTACGAGCCGGAGCGTTTCGCTCCCGGAGGGTACGGCGACGCCCTGGAGCCGCTCGTTGTGCGCGGTCATTGGATCAAGGGCGGCTTTCCGTACCGGTTCACCGTGCTCGCGCCTCCACGTGATGCGGGACCGTGCGCCCGGTGTCGAGGCCGGATCCGGCTCTACGGAGCTAACAGCCATCCATTGTGTACTAATTGCGAAACGAGGGAGCAATGAGCAAGGTTCCGACGCCACCGCCACATCTAGTGGCGCAGATGGATCAAATCTACGCGCGAGCACGAGACGAGTTCACGTTCTTCGTATCGAAGACGGCCGAAATACTCGAGGATTACGGAGGCAACAAGGCTCTCGCTGCAGCCATCATCCGGACGCACCTTGACATGTCGTGGGGATACGAGATCGCGCGGACGATCGCGGCCGTCGCGCTCGTGGAGATTGCGAGCCAGGAATGACTACATTGGACATCCGGCCGGACCTCGAAGGCTCGCCGTGGACGGATCTGGAGGGTATGCCGCACGAGCACGCGGAGATCGAGCGTGTTGGCTTGCTCGCTAACGCTACCGACGATGGCGAGCCGGCCGTTGTGCTGCTCCTGAAGACGGAGTACGGACGTCCCATCGTGGCGCACACGACGCTCAAGCTCGCGCGTCAGGCTGTCGCTATCCTGCGGCGCGCTCCATTGTGTACGCAGGTAGCGGATCGAGGGTGGCTGTCGTGAGTTACGCGAGCAAGAAAGGATACCGTGCGGAGCATGAGGTATTGAACTACCTCGCTCCCCTGTTCGGGGACAAGCTGCTCTACCGTCCGCGCGCTGGAGCGCCGGACGATAGCGGCGACATCACTGGACTACCGCTCGTGGTGAGTGTGAAAAACCATTCACGTTTGGCGTTGTCGGCGTGGGTCAATGACCTGCCCGCGATGGTCGCTGCCGCCAACGTCCACACTGGAATTGTCTGGCATAAGCGCGTGGGTAAGGGCTCGCCTGCCGATTGGTACGTTACGACATCGGGCGTTTTCGCTGTTCCGCTGCTTGTGTCCTACGTGGAGAGTCTGAAGTGAGCGCCGGTGGCTTTAGCGAACTCCTTCAATGGGTCGCTATCGCCGTGATCGGTCTCGTGCTCATCGTCATGGGCAACGATCGGTCGGAGTAGAAAGATCGACACGAAAAAACGTAACAACTCATTGCGATCGACCCGTTACTCAACATAACCTCGGACGTTATGGGCTTAGTCGTGATATTGAACAAGTGACCAGATCCACCGATCCACAAGGGAGGGACAGGGTGACGGATCCAGACGTATACATGACTCCTGGTGCGCGGCTCCGCGAGTTGCTTCGCAAGCGCCGGATGACACAGACCGAGCTTGCCCAACAGACCGGCTATTCGCTCAAGCACATCAATGAGTTGTGTAACGACAATGCCGCGATAACCCCTAGCGCGGCAATCAAGCTGGAGCGCGCCCTACGCGTGAGCGCTACCGCGCTCAACACGTGGAGCACGAAGCATACCGATCGTATGCTCCGGGAGATCGAGCGGCAAAAGGCCCTTGCGGACGAGCGCCGAGAAGAGCGCCGTGCGCAGACCGTCGCAAGTGGACCGTCGCCGCGGGTGCGGCGCTCGAAAACGAAAGGTTGATGGACATGACTACACGTGCTGGCACGATGCGGGCTCTCGCCACGCGCATCGGTAAGGTTCCTGGTTGGCGGGTAGAGAAG